AATTTCCTAATGTCATATAGTTTAAATATTTTATCAGGAAACCCAATTGGATATTGGGAATTTAACGGAAACACTAATGATTATTTAAGTAGTAATAATTTTGTTTCTAGTAGTGTTTCTTATAATTTTAGTGGTGAGTTAAAATGTTTAGATTAGGTAAACAAAAGGTATAAAATAATTATGTATACAACAGCTGCAATGTCAATAATAAATCCAACAGCATATTGGTCATTAGGATCTAATGTTGAACAAATTTGGAATAACAGTAATTATTATGCTAGTTTTACTAATGTTGGCTACACATCTACCCCAATTATTAATAATGAACAATCAGAATCAAAAAGTCTATTGATAAAATCAAATAGTGTAGTAGACATATTAACACCAGCTGGTCCCGCAAGAGACCTCTTTAAATCCTCTGGCTATGGATGGTCCATATCGTTTTGGTTTAACTTTAATAATCAATTAGATGGCGGGGGCTATGGGACAACACCCTATCAAAATAATCAATTAAAAATATTAAAAATTTTGAGTGATAGTTATAGTGAATTGGGTTCAATTTATTATGATTATTTAACTAATACAATTAGGTTTAATTTGCTAGAAACAATTGGGTCTGCCTCAAATACAGATGCCTATGCTGTTTTACCACAATTTGATAGAAGTTATTTGGTTGTGGCAGAATATGTTCCTCCAAATAAACCTACAGATAAATATGGAAGTATTAATTTATTTATAAATGGAAAAACAGATAATACTGGAGCTGGAAAAATTTATTTAAACACAACAAGTTTGTGGAGTTCAATAGCTAGTAGATTAAGAATTGATGGGTCTTCATTATTTAATACAACTGGTAAACCAAATAATTTTATTATTACATCATTAGCTATAAGTGGGGCACAATCTTTTGCAAAAGACCTTGGAACTCAAAGGAGTACTGACGGGTCTAATCAAAAATTTAACTATATGTACAAATCAGCGTTTATAAATAGTGAACCAAAAAATAATTCAAGGCTAAACGCATCTACGTCATATTTTGACTTTAATTCTTATTCAATTAGAAATACAACAATATCAAAAGCTAATATTTATGGAGAAAATTTTACAGATGCAACTTATGGAGAATCTAAAGCTATACTTATGGACTCAAGTATATACGGGTTAAAAAATATCAACATAGATTCAAATGAAAATTTTGCACAAATTTTTTCAGATTCGGATGTTAAGAGTGATTATTCTAACTATACAATAAACTCTTCCTCTGGGATAAAACTATCAACATCAAGTACTCAAAAACTTTATTGGACAATAAGTGAAAAAATAATTTCTGACATTTCTTCTCCAAATATTAATATTTTAAAGAGTGGTGAAACTCCTGGAACAACCTTTTCTATGCAAATAACTAAAGGTTCAGCATCTTCGGAAATGATTTTTGGAATACCTGGAGTATACTCTAATTATGGAAATTTTAGCATACCTTTAGCTTTATATTTAAAATACTATTTAGATAAAATTACTTCTAGCTGGCACTATACTCTTTTTCTATATGATCATTTTGGCTCTTTAGAAATAAGTGTTATAGATCAAGTTTTTTCTGCATCTTCAGCAAGTTCTAATATAGCATTATCTTTTTCAGACTCAGAATTAACATTATATACAACAGAAGGTGGGACAACCACAATAAATTCAGATAATTCTTTTGTACCAATATCATCACAAAGTCTTCAAATTAGTGTTGGTAATAATTCCCGCTACTCTTTTGAAAAACAAAGTGCAAATAATTTTACAGGATATATAAAAAATGTTGGAATTTATCCAAAATATAATTCAAATTTTACATCATATGATTTTAACGAAGTGAAATTTTTAATGACAAGATTTACATCAACATCTAAAGATAGATCTACAGATCAAATTTTATTACCACCTTCATTAAAAGGAACTTATACAAAAACTATTGCATCTCATTTATCAGGTATAAATTGTTATTTTGTTGGAAACCAAGTAAATTGGAATACTTTAGATAACACTATAGTTTCTATATCTACTGATGGCGGAAACACATACTCAAAAATTAAAAGATTTCAATCAATAACGCCATATGATTTATATGATATGACAAAACCATTTAATATAAAAATAGAAATTATAGATGATCCAGTAGTTATTGATTCTAATAAAAAGTTTTTTAATAATTTATCATACTATATGTTTAGAAATTTGGGGGTATCTTCAGATGTTGCAAACTTTACAATACAGCCATATACACCAAGATCATTTTCTAATTATACTATTATGGATTATGATGAAACTTCTTCAGTTTACTCAAGACCCGCAAATTTTGGAATAAAGTTTACTGGAGACTCTATAAAACCGCAAGGAAGTGCACTCATAAATAATCCAAATGGTTCTGCATATAACGTAATTGAAATGTGGTATAGACCAGATTATTTGTATAATGCTGTATCCAACTATATTTTAAATAATGTTTCTGGATCATCTGCTTCTCCCGCAATATGGGTAGATTCTTCTGGAAAATTTAAATCTTTGGGTGGTAAACTATATATTAATGGAGCTTCTTATACAGATGGAACATTTACAGCAAGTCAAAGTGAAATGTATCACTTAGCTTTACTTTTAAATAATTCATCATCCGATAACCTTTATTTAAATGGAGAAAAACTTGGGGTTAGTGCTAGTAGAGGACTAGCTACATATGGTCATTTACAATTTTGGCACTATATTCCAACAGAAATTGAGTTATTAAATAGGTTTGATTCATTTTTCTTTATATCTTCATCATCGGTGTTTGATGAACCATTGGCAACAAAACCGTACAGTACTTTGTCACAAGATAGGTATTTTGTTAAACAAATTGTATCTTCCGTATCCACTCAAGGTAAATAATAGTTAATTTTTGTTCAAAAATTTCGTTTTCAGCAATAAAAATGGTAAAATCTTGTTATGGCTAGAATGAATGTAACAGAAGTAGAAGAAGTCAATTATGGACTTTATTTGTGGCAAACCACTGACGGCAAATTGGTTGCTGATGATGATGGTAATTATCTTAATATTGCTGCTATGAAAGGTGATATTAGAAAAATAAATAAACTTAAAGCAGCAGCAAAATCTTATGGATTAGAGGGAGAGCCAGTTTGGTTTTCTGGACACCGACAAATCACAGAAGATGAATGGAATGAACAGCACCAAAGAATGAATCTTGGTCTTGTTCCAGATGAACTAGATGTTCCAGCAATTAAAGAGGATATCGAACAAAAAAGGAAATTGGGTCTTTATAAATAATGGCTAACTTGGTACCAGTAGATGACGATGATGATTTTAAAACAGTAAATATTGTTTCTGATCGTGATCGTGTTAGACGAGCACCAGACTCCGAATTTGAAGACCCATTTGCTAAAAACTGGGACGATCTTAAAAAAATTGATGGTCTTAGTGAAAACTTTAAACGTAGAGCAAATAGACTAGAAAAATCATTTACTGGGGTAGAAGACGCTAAATCAAAAAAACTAGACCCACTTGACCTAACAGGATATTCCCTGTTCATGATTGTTCAACCACCATACAATGTTATGTATTTGGCTCAACTATTTGATATGTCTCCATTTCATCATTCTGCGGTAGAGGCTAAAACAGCCAATGTTATTGGACTTGGCTATGAATTTGAAGAAAGCCCTAAAACATTATCTAGGGTAGAGGATGTATTAAGTGATCCCAAAAAACTAGATAAAATTAGAAAAAATATTACTCGTGGAAAATCAGAGCTAAAAGATTATATGGAGAGTATGAACTCCGATGATGGTTTTTTGGAAACCCTCAAAAAAGCATACACAGATTTAGAAGTAACTGGAAACGGTTACATTGAAATTGGCAGAACATCAAGTGGTAAGATTGGATACATTGGTCATATTCCCGCAATTACAATGCGTATTCGCCGTCACCGTGATGGATTTGTACAGGTTGTTTATAATCGTTATACATTCTTTAGAAATTATGGAGATACAATAACAGAAGATCAAATTGGCACAGATCCCCGACCAAATGAAGTAATTCATTTAAAGAAATATTCTCCAACAAATACATATTATGGTATCCCAGACATTATGTCTGCAAAAAATGCTGTAGCTGGTGATGAATTTGCCCAGAGATTCAATCTTGACTACTTTGAAAATAAAGCTGTTCCTAGATATATTATTACAGTAAAGGGTGCAAAACTTAATGCAGATTCAGAAAGAAAACTTTTAGAGTTCTTTCAAACTGGTCTTAAGGGTCGTAATCATAGAACCCTTTATATACCGCTTCCTTCAGATGGAGAAAATGCTCGTGTAGAATTCAATATGGAGCCAATTGAAGCTGGCATTCAAGATTCATCATTTAAAGAGTATGCAATTGAATCCCGAGATCGTATTCTTTTGGCTCACCGTGTTCCAATTTCAAAGCTTGGAACACCACAGGGAATGTCTTTGGCGGGAGCAAAAGATGCAGATAAAACCTTTAAAGAACAAGTATGTAGACCGCAACAGGACTACTTAGAGCATAAGCTAAAGCCAGTAATTGCTGAAATTACAGATGCCTTTGTTCTTAAATTTAATGAACTTACACTTACAGACGAAGAAACTCAAGCAAGAATTGATGATGTTTATCTTAAGGATAAGGTTATTGTTCCTAATGATGTTAGACTTCGTAAGGGTCTTCCACCAAGAGATGGCGGGGACGATCCGTTAGAATTAAAACCACAACAAGCAGCTGATGCAGTAGCTAATGCAAAAGGCACAAGAGAAAGAGATCAAAAAAGAAATATAAACGCTGCTGACACTCAGGGTGATGCAAGAAACCCAAAGGGTGAAGGAAGAAAGCAAGAATAAAATAATTTTGTAAATTTTGTATTCTTTACAAAAATTGGTATCATTTAAATAGTATGAATATTCAAAAAGCCACATGGTCTAATGGAGACCGCAAGATGAGTCTAGCTTTTCCATTTGCCAAAGTAGATAAAGAAAATCGCACCGTATCAGGCTTTGCAACATTAGATAATGTTGACAGACACGGTGATATTGTTACGTCAGAAGCAAGTAAAGGCGCATTCGAAAGGTTTCGTGGAAACATTCGCGAAATGCATCAGCCAATTGCTGTAGGAAAAGTTTTGTCATTTAATGAAGAAGATTACTATGACGCAGATTCTGGAAAAAACTATAAAGGCGTTTTTGTACAGGCATATATTTCAAAGGGTGCAGAAGATACTTGGAAAAAAGTTCTTGATGGCACCCTTACTGGTTTTTCAATTGGCGGTAATATTGTAAAGGCTTCTATGGAGCCTGGAGAAAAAGAAGAAGATGAAGAGCGTAGAGTTATCAAAGAGTATGACCTACATGAGCTAAGTCTTGTTGATAATCCCGCCAACCCACTTGCAAATGTATTTTCAATTCAAAAAAGTGGAGATGAATTAATTTTTAAGGGGATGGCAACAGAAGTTGAAGCGGAAAACGTATTCTGGTGCGGAACAGATCAGGTTGCTACGGCTTATTCGGGAGAAACAAAGGATTGCAGCATTTGCGGAGATTCAATGGAAACCATCGGGTGGGTTGAGAAAATGGATGAAGAAAAAAATTCATCTATTAAAAAAGTAGTAGATTCATATTTTAAGAAAGATGATGCTCCAGGTCCAAATCATGGACCAAATGGAACCACAGATTCCCCATCCGCCCCACTAAGTGTTATTGACTCTGAAGATACAATTAATTTGTATCCAGATCAAAACAACATTGGCACTACAAAAGCCAAGAAAAAGAAGAAAAAAAATAATAAAATCAGCAAAGGAGGTAGTATCGTGACAGAAGAAAATCTAGAAAACCAAGAAGCTGAAGAAATCAACGAAGTCGTTGAAGAAAGTGATGATGCAGCAAATGAAGAGGCTGCAGAAATTTCAGAAGTAGAGGTCAATGATTTAGACTTCACAAAGATGGTTACAGACCTCAAAGACTTTGTTGGTGAAAAGCTTGAAAAGAGTATTGAAGACACAAAGGCTGACACAGCCGAACTACGAAAAGCCCTAGATAATGAAAAGTCAGATCTTGCTAAAAGATTTGATGAAGTAGTTACAGAAAAGCAGGAGCTTACAAAGTCTATTGACTCTTTAACTAATCTTGTTACAGATCTACAAAAGTCTCTTGATGAAACAAGAGAAAGAATTGCTATGTATGAAAATGACACAGCATTCAAAAAATCTGGAGAAGTGGATAATCCAGCCAAGATCGAAAAAAGTAACGAATCAATTTGGCAAGGTCGCTTCCTCGGCGCAGAAAGCCTATAATAAAAAATCTATTTCCGAAAGGTAGGTGAAAAAAAATATGAGTAACGAACTTTTACAGAAAGTAATTGACACAAGCAATCTTGGGGCAACCCAGACAGTAACTGGTGATAACGGCGTATCCGTTCCTAGCGGAACTGGTCTCCTTTACCCAGATCAGGCTAATCGTTTCCTTGACTACATGTGGGATGCCACAATTTTGGCAAAACAGGCTCGTACAATCCGTATGCGCTCAAATACAACCGAAATTGATCGTGTCGCAGTTGGTCAGAGAATCATGCAGCTTGCATCAGAAGATAATCCTCGTGATTACACAAACTCAACAGGTGCTGGTTTTACAGCTCAGAATGCACTGTTCTCAAAGATCTCTTTGACAACTCGCAAGCTACGTCTTGACTGGGAACTTTCAGCAGAATCTCTAGAAGATAATATTGAAGGTCCAGATCTAGAAGATCATATCGCAAGATTGATGGCTACCCAGGCTGGTAACGATGTTGAAGATGTATTGATCAATGGTGATTCAACTTACAGTGGTGGTCTTATGTCAGCATTCAGCGGTTTCCGTGCACTTGCTAACACAAAGGCACACGTTGTTGATGCACAGGGTTATGGTTTGGATAAAGCTGTATTCAATGCAGCTATCAAGCAACTACCTCGTAAGTACAAGCAACGCCGTAATCAGTTGAGATTCTACGCAGGTTCAAACTTGGTACAGGATTATCTATACAACCTGACTAACACAAGCGGTAATTTCCTCCCATTTGATATCTCTTCAGGTATCCTTCGTGGAGAAACTGCTGCTAATGATGGTGGTCCAGGTACTACAACGCCATTTGCGTTTGGTATCCCTGTTATCAACGTTCCGCTAATTGATGAGACTCGTGCAGGTGACTACACAGCTGGTCCTAACGGTACTGCTACAGGTTTGCATGGTGATCTACACCTTACATTCCCGCAGAACTTTATCGTTGGTATCAAGCGTGATGTTGTCGTATATCGTCTCTTCCAGCCAAAGAAAGACACAATTGAATACACACTATTCATTCGTGTTGGTTGTGCTTTGGAAAACTATGATGCACATGTTCTTGTTAAGAACATTAAGGTGGCAGGTTCAACTGTACCGCAGGGTTCAGCATTTGGATCATTCGCAGACGGTTCTGGTCTAACAAACGGATCATACGTCAAGGGTTCCAATGTGAATCTACAAGCTGGCGCAGGTGTTGTTTCAACATTCTAGCATTAAGCAGATTATGGGTAAAGGGAGCATATATTGGCTCCCTTTATTCATTTTTAATATTATTTGGTATAATATTTTTAGATAGAAAGGAATCAAATGTCATTTGATACACTAAAAGTACAAGAATTGCGAGAGATTGCAGAATCTTTCGCTGTAGAGTTACCAGGAAAAATTTCAAAACAGCAGCTAATCCTGCTACTTGAAGAAGAAGGCGTAACCTACGAAACTTATCAGAGATTCTTTGATAGTGAAAAGGTTGAACCACAACCAGACCCAAGTCCACGATCACAGAATCTTGATGCCACTGCACCAAATGTTGTTTTGGTTAAAATGGATAGAAATAATATGTCTTATCAGATTGGTAATTATATTTTCTCGCAAGAGCACCCATTTGTTCCAATGACAGAAAATGATGCACAGGCAGTGTTTGACCTACATCAAGGTTTTAGATTAGCTACACCTAGAGAAGTCCAGGAATTCTACGGCTAATCTTATTGGAGGAATTTAATTGCAACAAATTCACAATGGAACACAACAGACAGTTTCATTAGTTATTTATAAACAAGGGCAATTAACAAATGCTGACGGAAATGTTTTAGTAAGCATAAAGGATGCAGATGATGGCACAGTTTTGCTTTCATCTGCATCTGCTGTTAATGACCCACCTACTGGTCAATACTCTTATGAAATTACACCAGATATCACTCAACTTAATCGTGTTATACAAATTACATGGTCATATTCGTTGAGTGGAAAATCTACCTATCAAAATCAATTTGCACAAATTGTTACCCCATACGCTACTATTAGCGACCTGGTTGATTATTATAGAATTGGTGCCAAACCATCAGATATTAATTATCAGTCAGAAGCTGATATTTTAATGGCGGAACAGATAGCAAGAACAATGATTAATAACTATACCAACCTTGATTTTGGCAAAAGATATGGATCTCAAGAGATATTTGGATCGGGTAGCGATGCATTAGAAATGACGGAGCGTATGTTATTTATCGATAAAGTATATGAAAATACCAGTTTGGTTATTGATTATACAGCAAGTCCAACATATAATGTTTTTGGATTTAAGGTAGAGCTAACTCCAACTGGAAAAGCTGTAAGAATTATTAATGATTTTGCAGATGTTCGTTATGATAATCAAGTTGACCCTACAATTTTATACTACGGAAGATTTCGTCAAAATGCCCGCTATACAATTGTTGGAGAAATTGGGTATAATTATGTACCCCAAGATATTAAACTTTGCTCTATGTTGCTTGTAGGGGATCTATTAAGCAATGATGCAGCATGGAGAACAAAATATCTTAAGAAAGTAAGTCTTGCTGAAGTTGGCTTTGAATTAGCTGGTGGTGCTTTTAATGGTACTGGTAACGTCATTGTTGACGGAATTTTAGACCAATATCGTAATTTTAATATTGTGGTGGTATAAATGCCATTATTTCAATTAAATTCATTTATTAATACTTTTATGAATATGACTTGTGATATTTATACTCAAAAAAATGTACAGTCAGATTCTGGAGCAGTTACCCGTCAATGGAAATATACTCAGACCATAAATTGCAAAGTTATGCCAGTTCAAAATAAATCTGGTAGAACAATTACCGATGATAAAAGTTATGGTACGGGCGCAGAAGGCTACAAGGAAAATGTACACGTTAAGATGCAATCACCAATAAGATTATCTAAACGCTGGAGAATTACAAATGTAACAGCAGCAGACGGAGAAAAAGTATTTCTTGAACCAGATAAAATAACTTTGGATGACACTATTTTTGATGTTATATCTAATCATCCTGTTTTAGACCCATTTGGTCATATTGCATATTATGAAATTAACTTACAGAGAGCACAGGTACAAAATAATGATATCATTGCAGTTTGAAAATGTAGATTCTTTATTTAAAGAATTAGATATAAAAGTAGATGGTATTTCAGAATTACTTAATGCAAGTACAAGAACACAAATTAATAAAGCTGTTTTTACAATAACTACAAAAAAATTTTTAAAAGATTTTTCTATAGAATCCGCCTTTAATCCAAAAAAGTATTTTCATGTTTTTGAATGGGGAGAAGTTGGAAATCCAAAAGAAAAGTTATTTGTGATTAAAAGACAGTCGGTAACTGGTCCAAATATGACAATAAAAATAGATTTTAAAAAATCTAAAAAAACCGTTCCAATTCCAAAAGAACTTCAATTTCCATCAAATAAAAAAGGAAGATCTGTATCTAAAAAATCTATATTTGCTAATAAAGCAGAAATTATGGAATCTGGTAAACCAGTAACTTTTACTACAAAACAAGCAATTGTTTTCTTTTCTAATGATGATAAAAATATTCATTTTATACCCGCAAGAACTGTAGTTAACATTATGAATCCTGGTGGTAAAGCAACAAAACATTCTTTTACTAAATTTGTAGAAAAGTGGTATGCAACTAAAGTTGATCAAACCCTTAAATCTTCAGGTTTGTTTCAAAACATAGAGAATGCTGTTGGTAATTCTTTAGAAAATTTGGGGGCAGGTAAAAATGCTTCAAAAGAAGCCATTAGGTTAGTCACAGAAAAGTATGCACAAGGAGTTGTTGAGCTATAATGGCAGATTATACAAAATTTCCAATATTTGACATAAATGGTTTTATTTGGAAAAATTTGAAAGATAAACAAATATTAGATCCAAACAAATACTATGTTGATGAACTTGAAACTACTCTTATTCCTGTAGTTCCAGCTCAACAAATTCCAGAATTTAACAATTTGCTTCCAGGTGAAACATATTTAATTTATGATTTTGAGGAAAAACAAACACTAGAGCATTGGTGGACATCTGAGATTATAGCAACATATTATATTGTTTCTCCAAATTATGACAAAATCAATCAAATATTAAACTATTTAAAAGATCAATTTCGCAGGTATGATGATTCAGCAAAGGATTTAAATGGATGGTCTGAAAAATCAGGAAACTACGAATTTCACTATATTTATGTAGATAAGATTGTATCGCCCCAACACTTTGCATCTGAAGGTGGATTTATGATGGGCGAGATACAACTATGTGTATCTTATGTAAGAAATTTAGATTCAGGTGGAAGATTCCTATAAATTGGCTTTTACATCTCATTGTGTTAGAATTATAAATGAGGAAGTGAATATTGCCAATATTCTAAAAATGAATAGAGGTGAAAAATAAATTATGGCAGACGTAAAAAATATTATTGTCGGTGCAGCACAGATTTTTATATCTACTGGCACTGGCGCACTACGCCCCGATACAACAGCAGCAAGTCTTGGATTTACAGCAGCTACAAGTTCAAAGACAACTCTTAGTAACTCAGCTAGCTGGAGAGATGTCGGCTACACAAATGCTGGTCTTGAAGTATCTTATGAGCCAGGCTACAACGATGTTATGGTTGACCAGCTGCTTGACGCAGCTCGTTTGTTCAAAGCAACAGTTAAGGTTATGCTAAAGACAGAACTGTCAGAAGGTACCCTTCAGAATATCAACTTGGTATTTGGTCAGGCTGAAACTTCAACAGTATACACAGCATCTGGCGCAGCTTCAACCGCAAGCGCACTTACAGGCTCATACACTGGATCTGGAACAGGTTCAGCAGTACTAAGCATTGCAGGTGGTGCACTTGGTGACGCTCCAGTCGAGCGTTCTTTGGTTGCTGTTGGCAATGCTCCAGGTAGCATTACCACAAGCGTAACAGGTTCAGCAACTCCACTAGGTACATCTGGAACAAAATCAGAGCGTGTCTATGTTGCTCGCCGTGTTGTACAGATCGAAGCATCTTCACATGGTTTGAAGCGTGATACTGCAACTGTATTCCCAGTTCAGTTCCGTTGCTTACCAGACGATGCAGATAAGTACGATGGTGCAGAATATGGTGTAATCATTGACCGTGTTCTAGCAAGCTAATAACTTAATAAATTAACATAAATGCCCTCGAAAAATTCGGGGGTATTTATGTTTTTATATAATCTTTTGGTATAATCTTACTATAGACAAATAAGGAGGTTGCTTTGGCAACAACAGTATATGACATTGAAGAAATTCAGTTGTCGAATGGTGATACACTAGTTATCAAACCACTAACAATTAAGCACCTAAAGAAATTTCTGGCGGTAATCAAGAAAATGGATGACCCATCAGTTACAGAAGAAGACCAAATTATGGAAATCTTTGTTGAGGGTGCAATGGTCTGCCTTGAGCAGCTAATGCCAAAATTGGCAGAAGATAAAGATAAGTTTGAAGAAATCATTGAAGTCCCAACTTTGATGAAGATTCTTGAAGTCGCTGGGGGTCTAAAGTTAAATGACCCAAACCTAGCAGTGGCGGATCTAGTTGGTCTGAACTAGATCTCGCCTCCCTTGAAGCAGAAGTTTTTCTTCTGGGTCATTGGAAAAATTATGACGAACTTGAATCTAGTATTTCGGTTGATGAATTGGTTCTTACAATTAAAGCAATTCACGAAAAAGAAGACCGACATAATAGATTTTTGGCTGCCATACAGGGTGTTGACCTTGAGTCAAGCAACAAAGATGAACAATCTGATGTAACAACACTTAAAGGATGGCAAGCAAAAGAAGCGGGATTTGGCATTGGAGTCGGTCTTGGCTATGTGGAGGAATAATTAGTGGCTGGTAACAATATTAACTTTACCGTTAGGGCTATTGGCAATTTCACACAGCTAGAAACAGAAATTGCTAAACTTCAAAAAACAATTCGGACCGTCCAATCCACCCCGCTTATTGGTTCAACGGCAGCACAAGATGTTGCCAATATTAAAAAGGTACAAGACAGATTTGACCAGATGGTTGGATCTTCTCGTGCCTTTAATATTCAGATGGTTCAGTCAGCTGACCATATTAAAACACTCGGTCAAAATCTTGAGCGGGGTAAATTAAAACTTCACGATTATTACAGCCTATGGTCACAAAGAAATAGTAAAGCAAGTACAGAGCTTAATCAATTAGTTGATCAACAAGCCAGACTTGGAAAATCTTTTATACTTCCAGATGCTCTTAAAACTGGATGGTCAAGAGCTATTACTAACCTTACTGCCGACCTAAAAACATTAGGTGCACAAGAAGATGCTGTAATGATTAAAGCCAAGGTTATGAACTCAGTTGTTCGTGGTCTTGGTACAGAAATGGTTAATTTTGGTAAAAATACCCAGTGGGCTGGTCGCCAGCTAACTGTTGGTTTGACAGTCCCTCTTGCTGCATTTGCAGCAATGGCTGCAAAACAGTTCAGAGATGTAAATACTGAACTTACAAGAATGCAAAGACTTTATGGTCTTGGTCTTAAACCACCAAGTGATGCAGAACTTAACGCTATATCAAAGAAAATTATGGATCTTAGTACTACCGTTGCTAAGACTATGGGAATTGCACAAACTGAAACAGTAAAAGCTGCTGCATCATTTGCTGCTATTGGTCTGCAAGGCTCTCAACTTGTTGAAGCAACAAATCAAGCAATGCGTTTGTCAAAACTTGGTGCTGTAGATGCACAAACTGCACAGCAAACAGTTGTTTCATTACAAAATGTTTACAAAGTAAATTCTGGAAATTTGGCAGAAGCGGTAAACTTCCTTAATGATATTCAGAAACAAACATCAACATCACTCAGAGATCTAACTGATGCTATGCCTCGTGTTGGTCCAATTGTTGCACAACTTGGTGGAACATATAAAGACACAGCACTAATGATGATTGCTATGAAAGAAGCTGGTGTACCAGCAGCACAGTCTGCAAACGCAATTAAGTCTGCTATGGCTTCGCTAATTGCTCCAACATCATCAGCACAAAAAGAATTTCAAAAATTTGGAATTAGTTTAACATCAATTAAAACAGAAACAAAAGGTAATCCAATAGCAATGGTTACTGATTTGCAGATGGCTTTACAGAAATTAGATCCAACAACACAAGCAGTATTAATTGAAAAGCTTTTTGGTAAATTCCAGTTTGCTCGTATTGAAGCACTTATTAATAACCTTGGTCGTGCTGGAAGTCAGACACAAAATGCATTTAAGGTTGCTAATGCAAGTGCTCGTGAACTAGCAACTTTGGCGGATCAGGAAATGAGAGTTGCAACAAATTCAGTTTCTGCTAAATATGAAAGAGCGTTACAAGGGTTTAAGGCAAGTATTTTACCAATTGGTGAAGCAGCAACAAAAATTGCAACAAAATTCCTTGAGGTATTTAATGGAATATCTAATTTTATAAATAAATTAGGACCATTAAAGGGAGTTTTGACTGGAATACTTGGTGGTGCTGCTGTAATTGGTCCAATACTTATGCTTACTGGTTTATTTGGTAACTTAATTGGTTCTATAATTAAAGGCATGAATGTTTTTGCTATGTTTAAAAAAGGTTTTTCAAGCGGGGGGTGGATGGGAGGTCTTAAAGGACTAACTAACTACTTTGAACAAGTAGAACTAAGTGCACTTAAGGCAGCAGAAAATACACAAACATTAACAGGTAAAACAGCAAATGCACAAGAAGCATTTAAACTCTTAAATAAAGAAGTTCAACTACTTGAATCCCGCCTAAGAGATATTGCTATGAATTCTGGAAAAGCATTGTCTCCAACTTCATATGCAAATATGACAGATGAACAATTAAGACAACTTAATCTTTATGAAGCAGCAAGAAAACAGCAGGGTGGAGAAAGACCACATTACGAATCTAAAGCAACTGCATTCAAAAACTATCAGGCAAATCCCTCAGCAGCTCCAGAACTTCAAGCAATGGAAGCTTGGTATATTGCTCAACATGGCTCACAAATAGGCTCAAGAAAATTTAGACAATATTTTGAAGAAGGTCAAATGGCACAATACACAATGGTGCCACAAGGTTCTGCAGCAGGTTTGCTTCAAAGACAATATGGTCAAGAGCCAGTTATATATGGTGGCAAATCTGGTCAAACACAAAGTCAGGTATTTGCAAGAGAAACTCAAAGACTTATTGATATACATGACCAACTTATTTCAGGTAAAATCAAAGATGAAGATTTAGCTAGAGAAGAGCTTACTAGAATTCTAGGAGCATCTAGTACAAAAGGAAAAACAATTAGTGCTGCACAAATTACAGCACTTGAAGGAATTGTTAACCAAGTAACATTTTCCGAACAAACTGTAACAAATAATGTTGTAGAAAATTTAACAAAACAAAAGGCATTGCTTGTAGGTTCTGAAACCGCAATTCAAGATTTAAATATGGAACTTACAAGAGTTATGTCTACTGGAGATGCATCAGATAGGGCAGCTAGAGTAGCTGGTGCTTGGAAAATTTTTTCAGATACATTGTCTACTACCGCTTTAGCAGAAATTAGACAATTCCAAACAGCAATAACTCAGCAAATGGCAGCTGCTGGAAGTCCAGCAGAAGCACTTTTAGCTGCAAGAAATGCTGAAGCAGAAATTGCAAATACCGCTTTAGTATCAAGTCAATTAAGATCATCAGTACTTGGTCCAGGCGAAACAATGGGTGCTCAAAGAATTAAGTCATCTATTGTTGGATATGGATCTGAAATCACTAGAGCAACTGGGTTGCAAACTGGTGGTCATGCTTGGGTTCCAGGAAGTGGAACTGGGGATAAAGTTCCAGCAATGCTTGAGCCTGGAGAATTTGTAGTTAATCGTAATGCTGCTAAACAATATGGCGGAATGCTTGAAGATATTAACTTTAATAGAGCACCAAGATTTATGTTAGGTGGATATACAGATAGGCGTGGAAAAAAGCTAACATCAAGAGATATGGAGTCAGTGCCAACAGATATAAAACTTAATATGCTAAAATACGCTCCAAAAAGAATGGTTGAGCAATTTGGTATAAATCCAAGAGATAAAAAATCAGATGCTACTTGGGAATTAAAAGGTAGTAATGGTATTTATATTGGAGATATAAGGGATAGAACGAGAACTTCTATTAATAAATCTTTAGATAATGATGGGGTAAGTCCAAGAGAATTTATTAAAGCTGCTTTAAATGGTTCAAGGGGACAAAATCCAGGAGAACAAATTCATATTAGGGGAACTCACTCCGACTTTTTACAAGAATTATATCTCAAAGGTTCTATTTCTAAAAGTAATTATGAAACAATGTTAAAAGAATTTGATAGAAGATATATCACTGAGCTTCTTGCAATGGAATCATCTGGCATAATGCTTACGGACAAAAATAATCCATTAGCAAGAATACAGACTGATGTTATAAATTCACTTGGTCAAGATGCCACTTCTGCATTTAAAATGTTTACAGAAGAAAGTGTAAATATTACAGCAAAAAATAGAAAAGCTGGTAAAAAAGCTGGTGGTGGAGGTTCTACATCTGCAAGAATTGCAGACATTTTGTTTGGCTCCACTATGATGCAAATTCCAGCATTAAAAGGTTCAAGATCAACAGGAACACTTTTTGCTCATGGATTAAATACAAGTTGGATAAACAATATTCTTGCATTGCAAAGCGGTGGTGGAGTACCAGGATTTGATGAAGGTGGATTTACAGATGCTCTTGCAAGAATTCAAGCAGTTGCTGATCAATATGGCTTGACTGGAAAGTTTTATAGTGGCGAATTTGCAAATGCATTAATGCCATTAAGTGAATTTGAATCTTTATCAAAAGCTGAACAAAAACAATACTTAGATTATATTAGCAACCTTTCTCATGGAAATGGAAAAATTTCTTTACCAAGTCTTGGAATAGGCACAGAGCATCAAAGATTATTTAATGGAATTCGCCCAACTCGTCCAGTTGGAATTTCTTCAAGTTATGTGCGGGGTGTCCCAAGAGTTACTGGAATAAATCCATATACTGGAGAGATAGAATATCTTCCAGAAGGAATAAATCCTTTTACTGGTTTGCCAGAAGGACAATTTGGTCCAAGACCTTGGAAAGACTTTACCGTTGGTTTACCATCTATAAAAGGTAGGAAGGACCTACTTGCTCCATTTTTATTTTCTAGTGAAAGAAAAGCTCAAATGTGGGCTACAGCAGATGAACAAAATCCATCTAATGTAGCACCAGCAGAAAGTTGGCGTAGAGCAGGAATTGGCTCAAGGGTAAGTGATCCAATTCAAGAAGCACTACAATCATGGGTTGGTGGCTCAATGGGTGCTTTTAGAAGTCCAATTAAAGATAATTTTATAACTAGAGTAAAGAATTTATTAGGATTGATGGGTCCGCTTTCTGGTCAAGATCTTGTTAGATCAACTTGGGCTAGATATGGGCAAAAAAATATAAATGGTGTTAGGACACCAATTGCAAGCCAATTTGGTCCAGGTCAAGAAAAAACACTTGTTGACATGATTCAATCTGGAAATTTATTGGGTCTTTCAGGAATGCCATTAGATATTTCTGGATTAACATCTTGGGCAGATGCATCAACATTAAAAGATAAATGGAATGGTCCTTCTTTATTTTCAAGGTTAAAAGGATTTTTAAAAAGTGCTGGCTGGGGCAGCGATAAAGATATTGCTCGTAAATTAAAGGGAGAATATTTAGGAAATGAAGTACCTTTATTACTAAGACTACTTACTGCTGGTAAAACTCAAGGTGTAGGAATTTCGGGATTAGTAAAAGACCCAACATATATGGGTCAACCGCTTGACCTTGAAATGATGTTAACAAGAGAGCATATTCTTAAAAATCCTAGAGTTGCTATTGACTCAGTTAGTTCCGACCTTAAAACTAGATTGTTACAATTAAATCTTATTGAAAGACAAAAGGGTGGCGGTATTCCAGGATTTGCTACTGGAGGATCTCCTTGGGTTCCAGGAAGCGGGAATGGAGATAGAGTACCCGCTATGCTTGAACCAGGTGAGTATGTTGTAAATAAAAATGCAGCAAAACAGTATGGTAGTTTATTAAATCATCTTAATTGGAATGCTGCACCTAGATTTATAGAAGGTTCTGGAAATAGAGCATCTAGGAGAGCTGCAGAAGGTAAAGGTTCTGTAGACCCACAAGTCACACTTATAGAAATGCAAGACACTATTCGCAAATTCTCTAAAATGTTCCCATCATCAGTAATTGGAGAAATTACGGCGGGGCTACATGATGGATTAGTTCCAATGTTTGCTGGACTACAAATTCCTGCAGCCCACCTAGCTAATATATTTACTATTGCAAAAGATGAAGTAAAGAAATCTGCAGATGACCTTGCAGATGGTGCTAAAAAAGCAGTTAATGCATTAAAGACGGGTTATCAAAATCCTGATTATTTAAAACAAACCCCAGAACATTTTACCAAATTAGAAAAAGCATCATATAGTCTTTCTGCAATATTTAAAAAAGCCGAAGATGCAACCGTTAAGATGAAAGATGATTTAATTAAAACTGGTAAACAAGCAAAATCAGCATTTTTAACAGGTCATCAAAATCCTGATCTTGCAGGTCGAACTCCTGATTATTTCAGTAAAACAGAAAAATTTGCCACTAATGTTGGTGCCTTAACTAGAAAAGATGGTTGGATCACAATGTTTTCTAATATTAAAGATAAGATTGGTGGAAAAGTAGATCCCGAAACTGGTTCAAGAACAGGAATGCTTTCAAAATTAGGAAAAATTGGTTCAAGCAATCCAATGTTTGGAATGATAGCACAAATGGCTGCCCCAATGATTGGTGGTGCTTTACAAAAAGTTGCTGGAAATAATCAAATTGCACAAGGCGCAATTGGAATGGGTCAAGCTGGTGCACAAATTGGTTCTATGTTTGGACCAGGAGGTGCTTTGATTGGTGCAGGTCTTGGTGCAGTTGGAGGATTAATAAAAGGGTGGGCAGACGAACAAGTAAGGAAAAGCCAAGATACTGCTGCTGGAATATCCTCTTCGACAAGACTTAGTGGAACAGCACTTGACGCTCTTGGAATTAAACTTAAAGGATTTGGCGGTGCAACTATACTTGCTGCTAATAAATTAGAAACTGCTTCACAAAAAATGCAAAAAAATATTGATGCTGTTGCAAGTGCCTTAAAAAATGCAACAGATACAGAAACAGTAAATGCAATAAAAAATTTGACAGATGCATTTAAAGACAAAGATATTGCAAAGGTTTCTAATTTAATGCAAAATTTATATAGAACTACTTTAGCTGAAACTGGAAGCAAAGATAAAGCAAAAATTGCTGTACAGGGGTATTTAAAAGCATCTGGGGCTAGTGAAACAGATACTGGAGCAGTTTTAGCGACATTACCTACACAAGAAAAAGCAAATACACTTTTGTCAAATATTATTAAAAAAGGTAAAGGAACCGCAGCAGATATTGGTCAATTATTATCTCAAGTTTCACAAGGCTCAGAGGGACTATCAAAATTTTCAAGTCAATTAAATAATTTAAGTTCAAAAGGTATAAGTGTTGAATCATACGACACATTCAAATCTTTTAATGATACTGTAACAGCTACAAATCCACAATTAGCAAAAACAAATAATTTGTTGTGGTCTACTGGTGTAAGTATGAAAAATATTGTAAGTATAGATTCATTAATGAATAGTGGATTAAAAGGCACAAGCAAACAAATGCTTATATTAGGTCAAAATACATCAGTAGTTAATGGTCTTATGGATGTTTATGCAAAGAAAGAAGAACTTGCATCATCTGTCAGCAATCTTGTAGAAAAAGCAAAAAAAGATTATGCCGACAAACAGGAAAAGCGTAAAAAAGCTTTAGAAAAAGATATTACAACTCAACAATCTTTAATAAAATCTGATGAAAAAATAATTAAATCTTATAACAAAAAAATAAAAATAGAAGACAATTTAATATATAATTATAATCAAAAAATTAAGGGTTATCAAAAAGAATCTTCTGAAATTGATAAATCAGTTAATAAAATTCAAAAAGAAATTGATGCTAGGCAAAAGCTTTATGATAAAAATCAACAAGCTATTCAACAAGAACAAACTCTTTCTGATCTTAGATCTGAAATTACGAGAGCTGCAGGTTCTGGAGATATTTTAGCTCAAGCAGCAGCGCAAGATAAATATAATAAAGAATTAGAAAGACAAGCATCACTTAGGGCAAAAGAAGCACTAGATGCAGCAGCTCAGGGTAAAATAGATAATTTAAGGCTATCACAAGATCAATTAAATTTAAAAATTGAAAATACTCAAAATTTAATTGACGGGTGTGAAAAGAAACAAAGAGTTTATAATACAGCTATAGATGACACACAAAATAAAATGGATAATGCTAATGGAAAAATTACTACAGCTCAACAAGAAATTGATACAATGAATACTAAAGCAGAAGCATTTAATACAACTTTAGATGGAGCTGGTGATAAAATTGCTGCATGGTATTCAGATCCAAAAAATAAGAAAAAAGGAATAAAAGACCTAGTTGATTTTATTAAAAATCCAAATAATGGGTTGGCAGGAGCAATTTCTCAAACTAAATCTGGAATTGCTGGCTGGGCAACTCAAATGGATACTACATACAATTCAGATTCATTTAGAGGTTTTAGAACAATGTTGGAAAATGTTGGAAAAGTTAGTTTTGGAAACAACTTATTTAAAGAACAATTTTATATGGGATATTTTCAGCAGAATCCAGGTAATTCAATAAGTGATGCTAATAAAGCATACAGATCGGCAGCACAGGCTGCTGGATTTAATGTAAAAAGAAAAAAACCAAAAAATGGACAAGAAGTAGTACAAAATGGTGTAAATTATATATATTCAAATGGTAAATGGTATACATGGACATGGAGCAATACGCCTGGCGATGACAATCGAAAAATATATACAGAAACAACTAAAACTCCAAAAGATCCTGATGGGGTACCATATCTTAGGGCAATGGGTGGTTATGTAAGAGGAGCAGGAGATAGTACATCAGACTCTATTCCCGCCCGACTTTCAAATGGTGAGTATGTAGTTAAAGCTTCGGCGGTAGCACAATACGGCTCATCCTTCCTTGACGGTATTAACCAACAAAGATATGCTAAGGGTGGTATGGTAATGCCAAATAGAGCACTTCCACATAACGATAAATTTAGAGAAATTGTTGGATGGACCACAGCCTTTGATTCAAAATCTAATTTAATTCAAAAAGAACCAATAATAGACAATCTTGTTCATTTAGGAAATGTATATGATAGAAATCAATTAATTGATTTTGAAAAATCTATTATTTCAAGAACTACCAATTTAGTTCATTCTTTATTAAAATCTAATAAAAACACTCTTGAACATAATATTAATCTTCCAATATCTTCAATACTTTCTAATTATTTTAGAAAGCCAAAACTTGACAATTCTAGCATAATACCGCCAGCTATAGAGACTATTAAAAATATTATGCATGGTTATACCCCAACTGACAAATCCGTTGAATCTAATATGATGTCAGGTGCTCATTTACCAGTTTTTGCAAATGGAAAATTGTATTCAAATCCTTATTATTATAGGTATATAAGAAATTTTTGGACAAAAGAAAAAAATCCATTTGGTCAAGGACTTGACAGTAAAAACAATGAAGTTACTTTTAATCCATTAACGGTAATACCACATGAAATGGGTCACTGGATGAATGATGCTATGACTAAAATGTATAAAAAGAGCGGTAAGAAAAATATATTTTCATCTAAATTTAGAACACAAGTAGGCTATGATGCAGATAGAAAACATGCAATCAGTTATAATGGAAAATTTGGTTATTCTGTTGCAGAAGAAAGTATGGCAGATATGTGGTCTGGACTATTTAATAGATACATGTACGGATCTGATGTAAATAGTATTTTTAATCCTCCATCAAATTCTAAATATGCAACTAATACTTCATTAAATCCGTTTGACCCATTTAATCGTGGCGGAGCAAAAACAAGATCTGATGACGTTCTTATTGGAGATCGTCATGGAAAATCTCATAAACTTTATACGTTATCCAATGCTGATGTTCATGCAAGGTATGATCAAAGACAACTTGCTGGCTCATCTGGGTTTAACGATCCAAATAGTTTATTATCAATATTTGGTCTTAATGGTTTTAAAAGATTTAGTAAAATTAATAAAACTCCAGGTGCAAGAGATTTATGGAATAATTATATTAGAGATTATACATTAACTAATAAAGATTTTCCAGGAATGGTAAGATTCAAAGATGGCGGTTCGGTAGGAAAAAATAAAAATGATCCTGATAAACCAGTTTTTGATTTTATAGGGCTTCTTAACAAAAAAATTATAAACCCATTAATGATAGCAAATGGTAAAAAGGCTGGATCAGGACCACATTATAGCACAAACCATCATATGACTACACCTATGCAAATTATGCGAATTGCAGACCCGATTCGCAAATATCTTGTAGGTGAAACAAGAGGTGGAGATGCATTTTCTGGTCCTGGGGGACAAATTTACTTAGGTGGTCCTGATTATCAGGATCCAGGAACAATATTACACGAAACTGGTCACGCCCTTAATACGAAGTTGGGAAGATCATCTAATAATTTTCTTAAAGATAGAAGTACATATAATTTAGGTGTAGGTACATTTTTAAATAAAAAGAAAAATGGACCAGGATGGAAATCGGCATTAAAAGATTATGGCAATAAAACTACAAACAATGGAAATACAATTTTTGCTGGATTTAGAAGAATTCCAGTAGAAGAAACTAGAGCACAAGTTTGGCAAGGTGCTTTAGCAAAATTGATGGGGATTAAACCCAATTTTAATACCAATGGTATTGATGCATGGACAAAGGGCGGAAATCCGTTTTCTAGGAAGCCAGTGCCTGGCTTTTTATGGTATCCATTTGACAAAAATGTTATGTCTGTTGATCAACACCCAGATCACGATCAAGGATCTGCAGCTTCAACAATGGGATACAGCAGACCACTAGATTGGCTAAGATTTTTAGGCATAAATATTCCAAAATCTTTAGCAAATACAAAACAAGATTCAATACCTTTTGATGCAAAAATTTGGACAAAAGATGATTCTCTAGGCAGCGATTTTAATGTTAGTTTTAAGTATAAAGATATTAAAGATGCTCAGTATGATATAGAAAGAAGTAATTCAATTGAACCAGAAGCTTCTGCTATGCCAGCAATTTTAATATCTGGATTAAGAGGTATCTGGGCACAAATTATAAATGCTGATCAAAATATGCAATTTAACACAAAATCTGGATATATTCCAACAGGCTGGATGCAAGTTGGTGGACCCGATATAGTTGCCCCTGGCAATAAGCCAATAAAGCCAATAAAAACTTTTAATAATGGCGGGTACATCAGAGGTCTTGGCACTGGAACTTCTGATTCAATTCCCGCCAGATTATCTAACGGTGAATATGTTGTTAAGGCATCATCTGTTGCTAAATATGGAACATCATTTTTAAATAATGTTAATGAACAAAAATTTAAAGAGGGCGGGCTTGTAGGAAATAAACATAAACATCATGGTTCTGGTCGTGGTGGGGGTAGCCAAGTAAATTATAATCCATATACAGATCCTAATTTTCATGGCGTAGGTGGAAATATTGGCAATACAGAAGATAATATTTCTAGAAGCCCATATGGATCATGGTGGAGTGCCATAGTTGACTCAAGTGTAAGACAGAGAAGAGGATTCTTTGGTTCTGGTTTGTTGCATGATTTAGTAAATCCATATGTTGAAATTGGTCGTGGATTTGGGTATGGCGCAGAGCAGGGAATTCAAATGCTTATGTCTGGAAATATGTTTAATCCTAACTACAAATTTGGTAAAAATACACACTTTAAAGATAATCCATTTGCTGGTCCAAATGGTTTAAGAAACTTGTTTGGCGATATCATGCTAGGTGGTGGTATTGGAAAACTTATGGGTGCTGCAAAAAATGTTACTAGACCAATGTGGGAACCCGCCTTACATGCTGCAAAACCATATGTGGTTGGTGGCATTAAATGGGCTGGAAAAGGCTTGATGAATGTAGGAAGATCACTTGCTCAAGGTGCAATGAAACTTACTGGAACAATGACAAGAGGTGTTGGTCACGGCATTACATCAGTAATGAATGGTCTTAATCCTATATTTAGACCACAAATAGGTAATGTAACAAGAGGAAATCTAAAATCAGAAACAAAACAAGTTGGAAATGAATTCCAGCAACAAATTCAAAAACAAATGCTTAAAAGAGTTTCTATGGGTCTAAAGAAAAAAGCAAGACCACATAACCCAATTAGAACTGGGCGGGCTACTGCAGAATACATGGCACTTCAAGATGCCGAAGATTTAAGAAATCTCCCAATTAGCAATCTTGAAATGAAGGATTTAGAAGAAGCAGCCCGTACAGGGGAATACTCAAATAGTGAGCATATACTTTCACTATTAACAGAACAAAGAAGAATTAAAGTAGTTAAAGCTATATTAAAAGACAAAGGCATTCTTCATGGTATGGGAGAAAGAGATAAAATTTATGGCAATATTTTAGAAGAAATTAGATATAAATTAAGTAAAGAAGGAATTGAATCAGGTTATCAACCAAGCTGGATACATCGACCATCTCACAAAGCAGGACATTTTATTACAGAAGAATATCCATATGTAAGACAAGAGCAAATTATTGCACAAATTCTTGGTCAAAAAAAATTAGCATCATTAATTGGAAAAACGAAAAGTCATAAAGATGCGTCAAACTTATTTATCAAGCATTATGGAATAAATGGAAGTCAAATAATGGGAGAACTGTTTTCTCCTCATCTTCTAGGAAATTCTGAAAGATTTTTGGCATTAGCAAGTAGTAATCCAGGTTTAGTTAAATTGGGTGCTGGTCATATAATGGGACCAACAGAAGGAAGAGCAACACAAATTTTTGCAGATAAATTCCCATCAATTAAAAAATTAAATGAAGACATTTCTTTAAAAACATTAAAAACTATTTACCCAGGTGTTAAATGGACAAAAGACACTTTGATTCAAGTTATGAGAACAGATGCAGTACCATTCCTTGATGATCCAACAAAAATGATGGGTCTAACAAAAGCTCAAAGAGCAGAAATTATGAATATTAGAAAAATAGAAATTGAGAACGCTGGTTTTCTTGGAGCAACATGGGATAATATTGGTGAAGGGTTTATGGATGGTTATGGAAGAATGAACCGTAATCAATTTGGATATTATTCCTATAATCCAGAAAACTTACCACTTTCACTTTTTGAAGCTAACGTTAAAGATGTGCTGGATCCTTCAAGAATTACTTCAACTATTGGTTATCTAGCAGCTGGTGACACAATGGGTTCCCTAGGATTAAGCCCACTACAAGCTGTATTTACAAGTCCAAGTGTATTAAAAGCTGTTGAAAAAATTGTGGGTCTTCCAAAAGGTTTTGGACTGGGTAGAGAAGAACAAATGCTCCTAAGAGATAGAGCAATTTCGGCAGGAAAAACTGAAGCTACTGCTGGTAGTCCTTGGAATATGAGATATCTAAGCACAATGAATGAAATGGGCTATACCCCAAATCAAATGCTTAAATATATGTTGAAATTTAAACTAAAAAATTCATCACTCTATGATCAACAATTTGATCGTTTAAAATTAGATGAAAAAGTAACAATGATTCAACAACTATTTAAAATGACAGCCTCAAAAGATGGGTTTAAAATTGGTGCTAGATCAGATGTACTAAATTTCCCAGACCCAAGTGCTCTTGCATTTATGAAAAGTCTTGTTCAAAGATTAGCAGTTTTTAATAAAAAGAACCCACAAGTATCTCTTGAAGGCGGTACAACTTTTTATGGAGTTCATACAGATTTCTATGCTCTTTCAAAACAAGAAAAACAATTATTTGAAACATTTTCTAGACAAAAATTAAATGTATTACAAATGGAATCCATTGAAAGAGCAGCATTTGTTGATATGTTGGAGCAAAGAATTCCTGGAATGCCACTTACTTATTTTGATAGAAAAATGAATAATGATTATGAATTGTGGAAAGATGGCAAACTTGCTCATGTTAAACCAGATATGCTAAGGTTATTTACACAAATACTTAAGATGGAAAAGAATCGTAATAAAGGATTTGCAAGTGGAGGATATATTTCAGGAGCAGGTACCGCAACCTCTGATTCAATTCCCGCCCGATTGTCTAATGGTGAGTATGTTGTTAGAGCAGATTCAGTAGCTAGATATGGCACATCATTCCTAGATGGAATTAATGAACAAAAGTTTGCTACTGGTGGATTAGTTAATTCTAAGAGATTTAATATACCATCGATAGGTGCTAATTATAGAATTGGCGGGGATGCTAATAATGCTAATTCATCCTTTAATGACAATTCAGTGTATAATATTAATGTAAGCGTTGATACTAACGCAAGTCCTGACGATATTGCAAGTGCAGTTATGAAAAAGATTGAAAGACAACAAGCAACCATATCAACTGGTAGAAAAACTGGAGGGATGAGATAATGCCATATTCTTCACTACCCGCTATTTCATTAGCATATCAAACCGCATCAACGACATGGTTCCCATTAACAGATCACAATAGGCAACCCTTTGACATTAGTTATGAAATTATTGAAAAATCAAGTCGTATGGCTGACGGAACCATGAGAAAATATGTTGTCAGTAAAAAGAAAAAACTTAGTGTTTCTTGGAATGATGTTCCCTCTGGAACTGGGGTTCCATATAATCAAATTGGAAATTCTCGTGCAACACAGGGCTTAACATTTACAGTTGATGGATATAAGGGCGGGGCTTGGATGAAAAGTTTTTATGAAGCTAATTTATTTAAACCAATTTATATTAGAGTAGTACACTCACAAGATAATGCTTCTCTAGATACTGCTTCTGCTTTTTACCCATCAACATCATCTGCGGGTGCAGAATATATGTGGGCATTTATAACAGGTTTTAGTTATGATGTAACAAAACGTTATGGATATACAGACTTAGTTACCGTTAAAATGGATTTTACGGAGATTTAATGTTAGGTACAACAACAACTCAACAATTATTTGCATCAGCCAATTCAATTGCAGCTATTCCACAGATTAATGCTGAATGGAATTATAATGCAATTATACAGCCTTCATTTGTTTCTTCCACAATTAAGCCAAACTTGGCTTATGATTTAAATAATTCTTCAAGTTGGACAGTCATTCCATCACTATCGGGAGACACAACAAGAATAAATGGGGGCGTACAACAATCATTTAATGGAATAATAAACGATTTTGATTCTTCTGGCTCTGCTTTAACTTTTACAGTATTTAATAAAATGGCTAATCTAACTGCTTCTATGCAAGATTTAGTAACTCAAGGTCAGATAGCTTCAGATTTTTTGTCATCTTCAGTTACTCTTTCAACAGCATCATATGGGAAATTTTATAAAATTTCTTTTTATGTAAAAACTGGTGGGCTTGCTTATACAGATGGCTACTCTTCCAAAATTTATGCTTCAGCAACAGTAACAAACACATATACTCCAACTGCATCTTATTATTATCGTGTAGTCGGGGTGGGTTCAGAAAATCAAATGAATGACTTGGATATTGTAGCTACAGATAATTATGCCTATGTCTTAAGTGATCAAACTGGAAGTGCAACCATAAAATGGAATGCTGACTCAAATGCAGCTGCGTACAGAATATATCGTTCATATAAAAGTCCAAATACAAGTCAATATTTGGCTACTACATCATCAACACAGTATATAGATGATTACAATAATTGTGAGTCATCTCCATTTCCACCCGCTAAATTTTCTGGACATATATTTTTAATTCCACAAATAATAGCTTCTGGCTCAATTAATGGTGTTAAAAATTCTGACATACCAATTTCTTATTATATAAAATCTACAGATAGTCAAACTGGAAAGCTTTTGAAAAGTTCAGGAAATGTTGAGTGTAATATAGATGGTTGGAAAAAAATTGAAATATGGTTTGGCGTACCATCTGAAAATACTTTTATAAACATGCAAGGCTTTAATTTAAAAATGCATGTAATTTCTGATTATGAAAATTCTAAGTTATTGGTTGATAATATAACAATATCTGAAATCACCCAGCATGACTTTTATCAGAATGAATATTACCCAGTAGAATCAGCATTTTTTCCTTTAAGACCAGGAGAAGCTTTACTAAACACATTGTTGCCAAACTCAGATAAAATAACATCTGCTGGATCTACAGGCTCTGCTTACAAACCAGTTACCTTTGGAATAAAGAGTCCTCAAATTTATTTTGGTAAAGATATTCTTGGAACAAAAATGCAGTTATTGCCAACAATATATGATAGATTTAAATACTATATATCAGATACTACAGAAAAATCAATACAAGCGCAATATGACTCATATCTTTCTATCAACAAAATTGTATTTAAGTATGACACAACTTTTACAAAACCAACAACTGGAAGTATAGTTCTGTATACAGGAATAAGCGGGTCCACAGCCATATCTTTATCAGCATCAGACTTTAATGATAATGGTATTACTGTATTATATTATAATGGTTCAAATTGGTCTACAAGTTCTTGGTCATCCCCACCACAACTTACATCAAGCGGGACTTTTCAAAACGTACTGAAACAAGTTAGAGGAATTGGATTTAAGGCAGGTTCAATATCTTCAAGTGCTACCTATTTTAATTCTTCTAGTGAAGATTTTAAAAAAATTCACATTGTAGAGTTATCTCCTAGATTAGAGTTAGACTTGTCAAACATACTTATGGATTATAATATTAAAAAAGATTTAACATCACCAAATTCAAATGGTTTTCCATTTTCTTATATAAATTCAAATAGTGGAAATATTAATTTCTCAAATATTCCATTCTATCAAGCTGACGGAAGTGGAGCCACCATATTTGAAAATAAGTCTCCAAGTGCAACATTTTATAATTTGCTTAGACAAAATGTAAAATTTACGGGATTTTTAAAAAATCCTACATTTGATACTCAGTTAACAGAAAATATTCCTTTATTTGTTATGTACTCAGAATCATGGGATGTAAACGATATAAATGCTGTTAATGTAAATATAGCCGATGCTACTAAAACATTTGCCCAATCAACAGAGTCCCCACATTACGCTGCCTATTCAAGTAATTTGTTTAATATAATTACATCTTTATTAAATTCTTGTGGATTTAGTGATTATGATTATGATGGTTTATATAAAGTTTGTCAAACATCCACAAGAACATCAAATTTTTGGTCTGATGAAACTGAAACAATATTTGAAATTTTACAACATTTATTTATTGTTCATCAAATTGGTGCTTACATAGATGAATATGGGGTTATGAGATTTAAGAGTCTTAGACAAACCTTTAATCAATTTAATTCAGGAAAAAATTTATATTCTTTTGTAATAACAGATGTTGCTACAAATAAAAACAATACATCTTATATACCAAATATACTTTTAGATAGTTATTCAGAAAATATAACTCCAAAAATTGGAAAAATTTTGGTTAGATATCAAACCCCAAGAAATTTTCAAAGTATTGATGTTAATAATGATGGTGGTACTTTGGGTATATACAACAAGATGACAGAAACTTCAAAAATGGTATGGTCTGAGCAAGATGAGGCTGCACTATCAAGTTTAGAATTAGCAACATCAATATTTAAAAATGATTCATTTATTACATTAAAACCAGATCAAATTTTTGGAAAAAATCCAAGAAAATGGCTGCAGGGTCTTAGCGGAGAAGTTTTTATTGGAAATGAAATTGTTGGATATTCTGGATTAGAATATGCTTTTTATTCACCAGAAAACCCAAATATTTCTATATCTAGAATTGTAAATAGTAAAGACGATATTGATGATGGTGTAGAAACAATGAGAGCTTTAAATTCATCAAATTTAAATACAGCGTCATATGTTTCAATATCATATAATCCTACTGGAAGAATATATAATCTTGAAAGGGGTAAATACGGAACACCAATAAATGATCATATACTTTATTCCAACACTTATGGTGCAACAACTTATTTTGATTATTATCTAAAATTTCCTAGTAACTCGTTTGCATATAAATATAATGACGGAGCAGCTAAAACTCTTATGACTTTTACTAATAGTGGACTTGAGATACCTTCGACATCATTAGGATTAAAAACATATGCTTTTATTTCGCCAAAAAATCAAACTACAAATAATTATAATTTGTTTTCTATGGAGTTTGAGGTACCATCAGACTCAGAAAACTTTTTAAAACAAGTATCAGTTCAAGCTCAAGATCCAAAAAATTCAAAAAAGCAAATTACAATTACTCAAAAAAACTATAGTTCTTTTGGTTTGGGAATGTTTTTAAATATGACTCCAAGTGCTGTTTATGGAGATTCAAATACTGATCCAACACTATTTATAGAATTAAGATTACAACCAGATAAAAAAAATCCAGACAAAAAAGCATCTTACAAATTATATTTATATAACTTATTAGATAGTAATTTTAATACACGAGAATATGATGGAAAGAGTGTAATTGCAAGCAAAACAGTAATTCCTGGAATAAGCATAGAAAATGTATTTAATGGAAAAACAATAGAGGGTTTTATTACTGGTACCCATAAACTTTCAGCATATGTAAAAGATAATTATGTAAAAGTTTATTTAAATAAAACACTTATTGGTCAATTTGCAGTTCCAATAAATTTAAATCCAAATAGTGTATTTGGATATTTTCAAATAAACTGGGAAGATCAAGTTGGTGCCACAGGAAGATTATTAGAGTTGTATGCAGATACCGTTGCAGATGAAAATAAAAAATCTTTATCGGCATTTACTTACCCACTAGAATCTGAGTATTTGTTTTTTACTAAATATTATTTAAATAATATTGTTAGAGGAATTCCCAACAACAATAATTGTTATTTATGGCAATTTTATCCAAAAGTAAAAGGTGTAAAAATGTATGATGTAAAGCATTCTTTATCTCCTATTTACCCAGAAACATCATACTTATATCCTCATCTATATGGATCCACCTATGATAGCTATAGAACAAATGAACAAGCATTTATTCTTGGACCAGTAGTAGAAGAAGATACCCAACATTCTGAATTATTCTCTACTCCATTTTCAACAAAGTTTATGATTGTTAATAATAGCAATGAATTTATTTGGTTAAATTCACAATCAGATAATTCAGTCAACCCATTACAAATTCATTCTAGAAATCAAGAACTTTCTCAAGAAAGAATCATTGAAAGAGTTATTGATCCAAACTATACACAAAGCACAATAGAGCTTCAGAGTAAATGGCTATCATCAAAAAATGAAGCAGAAAAAATATTAGATCTTTTGTCTAAATCTAATGAAAGTTTTTATACAACAATTTCTCTTGGTATTTTTGGAAACCCACTTATACAGGTTGGCGATTTTGTTCAATTAAAATACAGTTTAAAAAAATTAGGCTTAGACGACTCAAACCCATTAATTTGTTTAGTAACATCTGTAAATCAAGGATTTTCGGGGGGTGTGAATAATACTCAATTATCTTTAAAGCCATTAATAATTAAATAAATGGTATAATGTATTAATTGAGGTGATGTATTATGTTTGACAATCCAATATTTACTAAATCAGAAAAGTTTGTAAACCCAGCAACAGTGCCAACTGCAAAAACTTTAACTATTTATAGTGATGACCCAAGAAATAACGAAATGTATAAGAAAACTTGCGGTATGACTGTTGTTGTGATTGAAAAGCCAAACAATCAAGATTTAACTAATTCAATAAATGATTCAATATTAGAAAGTGAACTTACAGGAATATCTCAGTTTTTCTTGAATGATAATTTAGTTTTTTCTTCAAGTGATAACGCTCAACCTATTGGGCTGGGCATACCTCAAAATTTAAATATAGATTTAACAAATGGAATATTTACAGAAGTAAGTGCCAATGATGGCACTGTAAGCTGGACAGCAGTTCTAACTTTTGACGATGTTCCCAATGCAGTTTCATATGAATATAGTTTGGTGGCAATTTAAATGATAAGTGGAAAATATGTAATAAGTTCTAACGGAAAAGTATTGGCGGAAAGTCCAAACATAATTACGTCTAGTGGTCTTTATTCAATTAATAGATTTTTAGTTGGTACATCAAATACAAAAACTTGGGCGGGTACAATGAAAGTTGGTGCATCTTATACAGCAACATCAACATCAGATACTTTGTTAGCCTATGAAACTAGATGGTCTCCAACAAGTGGCTTAAAGTATAATTCTGGAAGTATAACACTATCTGCTCAATTTAATAATTTTGTTGGAGAGATTTATGAAATTGGCATTGTTCCACAAACAAATTTTAGCCAAGGAATACCTGTAACAGATTTTAGTGAACAATACACCACAGCATCATCTTATTGGTTTACACCTTTATCTGGAAATATGAATGTCAGGCAGTATGCTCTTACTGACTATACTATAGGAAATAGTAGATATGGCTCAACAAGTGTTTGGGCTAAAACTGGAAGTGCCTATTACTTAGATACAACTGGAGGATTCGACACGTCAAATTGGTCTACAAGTGCTAGTGTTTATTTAGATTTATTGTATTTTGTTCCAAAAGATTCAATTGGTGGAACAACCCCATCTTTAACCTTTATACTAACTGATGTTTTAGGTGCAAAATGGACAACAAGTACAAGTGCTTTAAATGTTTCTTCTTCGGGATACAAGAAGATAGCAATTCAACTTGGAGCAAATAAAGATGCAACTTATTTAAATTCATTTAAAACAATTACTGCCAGTTTTTTTGGTGGGACTGGTTCAATATCTTTAGATGCGCTATACTATAGAGCAAATCAGATAAATGACTCTGATCAAGCATTACTTAGTAGAACATCTGCAAGTGCTCCAATTTTACAAATAGTAAAACAACCACAAACTATACAAATTGATTATTACTTACAGGTTACATAATGGGTTCTATAAATTTAACAAAACTCCAGCCTGGTAGGTCATATAGTGTTGTTGTTAGAGCAGTAGATGGTTCTGGTGTAATATCTCAAAATTCTTTAATTTATAATTTTACTGTTCCGTCAACAAATACAGATGGAACGCAATTAACATCTATCAATAGTGCTGTAGTAACTGCATTAGCACCAAGTTCTTCAAGTGTAACTGGTGGTGCTTTAATTGCTGGTGGTTTAGATTCAAGTGGTGCTGCTAATTCAGGTGCATTAAATCTTGGAAGTATTTGGAATAACACTGCTAGTTCAATTGCTAAATTGACGGGAGCAGCAAACGCTGGGGCGGTAATTATAAATAGCACTGGTATTCTGGGCTATCAATTAACATCAACATCTTCGGGACAAGCAAATTTCTTTCTTGATACCGCATCAGGTAATGCTTATTTTAGAGGAACTGTATATGCTAATGCAGGACAAATTGGCGGGTTTTCAATTGACACCACTAGCTTGTCTGCAAGCAGTATATATTATAACAATCTGTCCACCTATGACTCATCTTTTGAAGATAACTGGCAAGATTATTGGGTAGCATCTGCCACTATGTCAGTTTCTGCCGAAGATTTTAAATTTGTTTTATTTCTGGATGACTCATCTCTTATTCCACAATCATCACTTGCTTATGCAACAGTAAAAGCAGCAGCAGGAAATCTTCCAGGTGGCTCAAGAAATGCTAGTTTATCTGCAAGCAGTTTTAAGATGGTTATGTATAAAAATGCCGCATCAGCAATAGCTTTTTCAAATTCAGATTTGGGAATGACTATAGGAAATTCTTATATATTGTCTGCATATGTTTCAAAACCTACCTCAGCATCTACAAAAAACTCAAATAATGTATACCTGCAAGTAAATCGTTATACCGCTTCAGTTTCTGGAACCCTAACGGCAAGTTGGACATCTTCAATAACTCCAATTACTAGTAGTTCTTGGACAAGATTGTCTGTAGTTCTATCTCCATCATCTTCGGAATACTATACAATATCCATTATTGATCCAGATGGGCAAAGTAATACAGGAATAGGTTCATCAGTAGATGCAACATTTTCTGTAGATTCAATTCAATTGATAAGTGGAACAACTTTATCTCCATATGGATATAGTAATCAGGTTGTTATTAATCCATCAAGTAGCATTCCAATTAAACTTAGTTCAATAAATAATGATTCAACCCTAACCAATATCTTTAGTGTTTACACCGATGGCGGAATTTTTGCAAATTATTTTAATGTAAAGAAACAATCAAAAATTAATGATATTTACTTTGGTGCTAAAAAAATTACAAATATTTCTATTGGTGATTTTAATTCTACCCATCAAAACAATACAAGTGGAAAAAATATTAATATAGGACTTAGCACAATGCCATTTCATATTAGTGGTTCAAACAACGTATTAATTGGAACAAATGCTGGGTATTATTTACAATATGGATCCAATAATGTTGTTATTGGTGGATACAAAGGAGATGCCTATTGGGATGGAAATGTTGTAATTTCTGATGGAGCTGGAAACATTAGAATACAAGCTAATTCTTCAGGTTTAGTAACAATTCCAGGAAGTGCTTCAATAGTTGGCTCTGCTTATCTTGATGGAAAAATAACTGCAGCATCATTTGTTGGAGATGGTTCAGGACTTACTGGAATAAGTGGTGGAAGTGGAACAGGTTCAATTACAATTGGCTCTACTGTTATCCCCTTAAACTCAACTACCGCATCTTTAGCTGGCTTAAACTACTTTGATTTTACAAATACTACATCTTCAGGAACCATATTTTCAATTTCAACTCAAGCATCTAATCAAACTGGTGGAACTATAAATTTTCAAACAGATGCTAATAGTTCTGGTGTGGGTGGAAATGCTCAGGGTGGAGCAATTAATATTAAAACAACATCTGGAGCTACAAATAATTCGGGAGCAAATGGTGGAAAAATTAATATTCAAACTACAAGTAACTCTTCAAATGTAGCTAATTCTGGTGGTGGAGATATTAATATTTCAACAAATAAAAGCGGTAATACAGGAACTTCTGGAAGCATAACCCTATCTTCTGATGCGGGTTTTGCAATATTAGCTAATGGATCTAATGTTGGAACAATTAATAATTTTAATGTTGGTGCCACAACACCAGGAACTGGTAACTTTACTTCATTAACCATAAGTGGTTCATCAGTAGCAACTCAAATATATGCTAACTCTGCAAGTCTTAATGCATATAATACATCAAGTGCATTTTCAGTTACACAGTCAAATAGTGCAAGTTTAAATGCTTATAATTCAGCATCTACATATACACAAAGTTCTGCTTGGAATAATACAAGTGCTTCTGTTAGATATGCAAGTTCAGCGGGATATGTACCAGTATCTGGTTTATCTGCATCTACAATTACAATTGGAAGTACTGCAATTGGTTTAGGAACAACTACCGCATCTTTAGGTGGTTTAACAAGTTTACTTTTATCCGCAACAAGTGGCTCAACCACATTATTTAGTGCAACAAATACTGTAACAAATTCAACTGGTGGTGCAATAATTTTAAGCACTACTGGAAATGCTAATGGTGTTGGTGGAAGTGGTACTGGTGGTGCAATTAGCATTACAACTAATGCTACACAAACAGGAACAACAGCAGGTGCTGCTGGTGGTGCAATTACTATAAATACAGATTCGGCACCTAATGGTGCTGGAGGAGCATACGGTGGAGATATAAGTATCTCTACAACTAAGTCTGGTGGTGGTTCTGGTGCTGCGGGAAATATGAGTATAACTTCTAATAATCAATTTACAATTGCTGCAAATGGAAGTTTATTTGGAACAATTAATAAGTTTAACATTGGAACAACAACGGCGGGAACTGGAAACTTTACAACACTTACCGCAACAAGTGCTACTAATGGAACTACAGCATCTTATACAGGTCAAGTAAATGCAAACAACTTAGTCCTATCTAGTTCCCTGACTGCTACATCTGCATCACTATCTGGAAGGGTTACTGCATCAGCATTTTCTGGAGATGGCTCTGCATTAACTAATTTAAGTGCTTCTGGTATAAATGCTGCAAATATAACATCAATGCAAGTTTTAACTTCTACAACTACAAGTACAACAGGATCAACTTTCTATCCAATTTTTCCAGCTTCAACACAAAACATTACACTAAAAGCAAATACCGTGTACTATTTTGAAGGATTTTTATCAGTAACTAAACAGGCATCTACACTTTCAGGAAACTGGTCAATTGCAGCTAGCTTTACAAATGCTCCTCAAAGTTTTTATTGGAATCTAACTTTTACGGGTAACAGTGCAACGGGAGCAACATTAAGTGGTGCTACCAACACAACTGCGTCAGCTTTAAATATGGGAACTGCTGGAACTGCTGGTCCAACACAAGGATTAATTAAATTTCAAGGATTTTTTCAAACTAATGCAGCAGCAGGTGGAACATTGCAACCACAATTTGCTCAAAGTGCTACTCCAACATCTGGAAATCCAACGGCAAACGCAGGTTCTTATTTTAGAATAACTGAGCAAGGAACTGCTTATCCTGTTGTTTCTGGCTCATGGGGTCCATAATAAATAAAACATTGCTTTTATTAAAAATAAATAGTACAATATAGAAACAGACAAAGGAGATATAAATGTCAGAACAGACTATTCAGTCACAATTTCAAAATGATCCTACACTAGAACTATTGGTGCAGGAACTACAAAACCGTATTGGTCAAATTACAAGCCAGTATGAAACTAATTTAGCTGTACTTAAAGCACAGGCTACACAAGAAATTCAAGCTCGTGAACAGCGTATCCAAGAATTGCAGGGAGCACTAATTGATGCTCAGAAGGCAAAGGATTAATTATAATCCCCGTGTTCCTAGCGGAATGATTGCCAAAACAGAAAAAGGATACTTTTATGTTAAAGGCGAAAAAAGATTCAAATTCATTTCTGATAGAGCGAGGGACTCGTGGAGACTTCGTGTTGTAGAAACATCTGAATTGGCAATGTCCTATTCTAAAATAGTGGGAATTGTAGGGTTTCGTGATGGGACTTTGATAAAAGATATATCTAATGGTAAAATATATCTTATAGTAGATAATAAAAGAAAACAAATCGTTGACCCAGATGATTTAAAAGTACTGGGATTTGCTAAAAAAGATATAATTACTGTTAGTAAAAAAGAGGCGGATTTTCAAAAAGAAGGAGAGGCACTAAATGCCAGATAATGTAAGCTTAACAGCACAAGAAATTAATACTTTAAAGTCTGTTCAAACAAATGCTCAGACTAGACTTAATTTAAAAAACTTTTGTTTTAATAGTGCTGCAAACGCAAAACTTAATGCAAGAACATTTCCATTTATTGGAAATAACTCAAATGGTATGAGAGTTTATGCTGGAATACAGGATATAACACTTAGCAAAGGTGATGCAACTGCAAAAACAGTGCAATTTGATATGACTACAATTTCATTTACAAATCAACCAGCACTTACAGCAACCTTTTCTTCTTCAGATTTAGCAATACTTAATAACGACATAACTGTTACAATTACAACAGACTCAGCTAACATAAATATAGTAAAGGTTAATGTTAAAGCAGGAGCAGGTGCAAAATCAGAAATTAATGGCTCGGTACATCTAATGGCAATTGGATATGCCTAGTTATAAAATTCTTAAATCTTGGTCAAAAAGAGAAAAAAGAATTTCAAGAGAAGGATACTCTCTCATTAAAATACCAGAACATCCAAAATCTTTTGGGGGTTGGTATTATGAACACCGACTAATAATTGAAAAAGAACTTGACAGAATATTAGAAGTATGGGAAACTATACACCATATAAATGAAAATAAGCAAGACAATAGAATAGAAAATCTATTTCTTTGCACAAGAGAGCAACATAACAAAGCTCATAAGTAGAAAGTATATAATTAATGACAAACGATCTTAAGTGGATGCTATCGTCTGACCAACAATTCCCTTATCAAGATGATAAGATGATTGAATTGTGGTTTAAGGTTATGAAGTGGTTTAAGCCAGATGTTGTAGACTATCTGGGCGACACAGATGATCAAGCTTGCTACAGCAAGTATACAGAAGGTAGGTCTGCAGAATTTCTTAAGATGTATAAAGATAATAATGGAGACCAAATTGTTCCATTGATGCAACACGAGGCAAAGCTGGCTAAAGAATTTTATGCTAGAACTCGAAAGATTGCAAAAAAAGCACAATTGTTTTCAGCATTAGGCAATCACGATATCCGTGTCTTTGATTATGTTGATGCAAAACTTCCAGAACATATTAAGTTTGTAACTCCAGAAACACTTTGGGGACTTGATTCTTTAGGATACGATTACATTTATTACAACGAACCACCAAAATTAAGATTTGGCGACATTCATGTTCATCATGGAAATGCAATTTCACAAAATGCAGGTGAGTCAGTTCGTAAGGATGTAGATAATTTTGGGGTGTCTATTATTCGTGGACACTCACATCGTGCTGGTGTGTATTTTAATACATATGAGTTGCGAAATGGCGGGAGAGGCGAAACGCTTCGTGGCTATGAAATTGGTCATATGTGCGATGAAAAAAGTTCGGGCATGATGTATACCAATAATCATAATTGGCAAAAAGCATTTGCCATAGCACATATTGAAAATGGAATTTATCCACACATACAGTTAATTCATGTTTCCCCAGACTACACTTGTGTAGTAGATGGAAAAAAGTTTTCCATCTAATTATTGGGGGAGATAATGGATGTTTTGTAAAAGGTGTAGCGGAAGAGTATTCATAGATAGAGTTTTTTCACAAAAACTAAGAGTTGAATTATTTTGCATGTCTTGTGGAAAAAGATGGGTAGTTAAAAAGGATGGAGATGCATTTGGACAATGGCTAGTACAAAAAGAAAAAAAATTAGCGAAAAAATCCTGTATTTCTACTTAGACGGTAGATTGCACAAAGCTTTGCATCGTAATCGTGCAGATGATCTTTTGATTGCTTGGGACTATATAGAAAATAAGCGTGTTGCTTATGCACTTACACTTGTACTAAAAGAAAAGAAGGGTGCCTACACAATATCTCAAGCAGCTAAACTAATTGGTAGAAGCGAAGATACTATTAAAAGACATTGGCGGGCTGGGGAAATAAAAAAGCCACAGCAAGTTTACACTCTTGATGAAAGAAGAGTTCCAGGAAAACATTTTTTTAGTGAAGAAGATATGCGAGAACTACAAGAATTTTTTAAAACTGTCCATAGAGGTAGACCAAGAAAAGACGGATTAGTTACACCAAGTAACATTCCAAGTAAAGCAGAACTAGAAGCTTTGATGAGAAATGAAAAAGTTCTCTACGCTAAAAATGATGATGGGGAATTTGTTCCTGTATGGAAACAGCCAGAGTGGTAATATGAGTATTGAAAAAGATCCAAAAAAAATATTAAAGTCTTCCTTAGAAGTTTTGCAAAAATCTTATAAGGTGGCAAAGAAAAAAGATGACATTGAAAATATGCTTGCAATATCAGATAGACTTATGTTATTATATGAATTGTTAAAAAACAATGAAACTAAAAAAACGGCAATGGGATTTTTAAGGGAGATAGATGATGAGTAATACAAGTGTAAGAGTATCACTAGAATTTGTTCGTAATCTTGGTAATTACGAAAGTATACGAATTTCAATCGGAATAGAAGATGCTGTAAGGCAGGGAGAAACTGTTGATCAGGCAACCGAGCGTGTTTATGCGTTTGTTGAAAATAAATTAATTGAAAAATCAAATGAAATAGAAGCCGAACTTAAGGGCAATAAAAAGTAATGACAAAAGACACAGCCAAACTTGCCTATGCTTTAATGGACAAGTACTCAAGTATGTTTGCATTTAAGTATGACCGCAGACCAGCATTAAATAAATATAAAGAAAAGTGGGCAATGGTGGATGTTATTGATAGTGTTGGCTATGACAGAGCATTAAAAATATTAGAATATTATTTTAAAACCGTCCGACCAGGACACCCACTAACTTGGTTCTATATGAACTTTGACAAGCTTGATGAGATTATGGTAAAGTTGGATGAAGATAAAGCCCGCCGAGCAAAATTGCGGGAACAGACAAAAAGATTGGTAGAAGAGAATGAATAGTGAAGCAGAGTTAATTTCATCAGTATGTAGCACAAAAGATATTTCAACAGTTTTAGCAAGTAACATAGATGATATTTTTGTTTCGCATAAAGATGTTTGGGAAGGTCTTAAGTCTTATTACAATAAGTTTCGTGCTGTACCAGATGCAGAAGTGTTAAAAGAAAAGTTTAAAGATTTTGAACCTGTTGTAGTAAAAGGTGAAACTGCTTATTATTTAGAAAAAGCAAAGAATGATTATTTAACTGCAAGAATTCGCAATGTACTTTTAAGTTCTGGAAATAGTCTTAAAACAAATGCTGCGACTAGAGTAATTGCAGACTTACAGGCAGAAATATCTAGCCTTTCTCGTATTACAACAAATGTCCGAGATGTAGACCTTACAGATTTTGAACAAGCAGAGAAGCACTATGAAGCAGTCCGTGAGCGTTCTGCACTTATGGGCGGTAGTCCAGGAATTCTTACTGGCTTTAAAGCAATTGATTATGCATATCCAACAGGTATGGCTGCAGGTCATTTAATTGTTATGATTGGTTGGGCAGGTCGTGGAAAAACTTGGATGAGTTCTTATCTTGCTTGTAAAGCTTGGGAACAAGGATTTAAACCAATGATTGTATCCCTTGAAATGACACCTGAAAATATGCGTGACCGCATTTATACAATGCTTGGCTCTGGTTTATTTAAAGCATCAGATTTTTCACGAGGTAATATTAATACAGATGATTTTGATTCTTGGGCTAAAAAGAAGTTCTTAGATACAAATGGATTTATTCTAGTATCTAATGAAGGTTCTAGTCAGGTTACACCACAAACTGTTCAAGCCAAGATTGATCAGCACAAGCCAGATATCGTAATCCTTGATTACCATCAGCTATTTGCAGATACAAATAATTCAAAATCCACAACAGAGCGTAATATGAATATTTCTCGTGAGTTTAAGGGTCTTGCGGTTAGAAACAATATTCCAATCATTGATATTGTTTCTGCAACTATGGAAGATATTTCTAGTCAAGACTCGCCACCTTTGCTATCACAGGTAGCATGGTCAAAACAAATTGAATATGATGCGGATATGGCTATGGCTGTCCACCGCACACCTGATACAAACATTATTGAAGTTGTAAGTAGAAAGAATCGTCACGGAACTGATTTTGATTTCTTTTTAGATTGGGATATCAACAGAGGTATTGTAAAAGAAATTTATGAAAACCCTTTTGATTAGTTATGTAAAAGCCCCCTTTTCTGATAAAATAGATAAAAGAAAGGGCGTAATGTTAAACAGGAAAATTAAAAGTTTTTATGTTAATGGAACAATTAGAAGCGATTCAGACATTATTAGACTGAGGG